ATAACTCTACCGTTTGCGTATTCTTGGATAGCAAAGAATCTTTCATCAGCCTTTGCTTCAGCGATAGTTTTCACTACAAGTGAAGGAACCAACTGTAGGCGATCTGCGCCAGGAGCGTTAACGTTATTGAAACCGTTCGCGTTGTCAAGAAGCGACGAGTCTTCATCGCTGTCAACAATATTTTCTGCGGTTTGAAACCCTACAACGACTCCATCTGGAGAGCTTGAGTACTTTGAAACAATGGTAAGAGCATTTTCAAAGCGAATAAAGTGACCCTTTTGGTAAATAATACCTTCACCACATCTTACACCATATCCGGTTCCGATTGAATTAGCATCGACCGTAGTAGGAGCAACCGTAACTAGGTGAAAGTCATTTATATAGTCGCCACTTGCATCAGCAGCTTTAAGTTGAATTTCTTCACCGGCAGCAAATGTTCTTACATTAAGATTTGCTACAACATTACCTTTCGTGTATTTTAAGTAGAGGGTACTTAGGTTAGGTGACTGAGATTCTAAACCATATTCTGTAGCAATAACGATTGCTTCTACACCAGTTTGCTTACCAACAGCTTTCATACCAACATACTGATTGACATCAGTTGCTACTTCTGCGCCAGTTGTGTTCTTAGCGATATCAAGAATTTTAGCGTATGCAAGTCTTCTTTCTTCGACGAAGTTACCGCCTTGAATGATGGTACCTTCAGTTACAATATTATCACCAAATCTTTCGATTTGATTTTGAAGAATAGTTTGCAATTGTGTAAGTTCACGTGCTTGCACAGCGACCGCAGGCTTAAACAAAACCTTATGAAAGTTTTTCGTTTCATCAAAATCGTCAAAGTATGGCGATTGATTAAAGTCGGTGTTAAGACCCATTATTACTTACCTCTATTAAAATTCGATGACAAGCTTAATTCTTTCAGTTTGATCAGCATCTCGAGTAATCGGCGTAAAGTTTTCAACATACATAATTTCGCCGCTACCATCTACTAATTTATTCTTACTTGAATCAATACCAGTCAATGACGCAATTGCCTGTGATGTTTGACCCTTAAAGCTATTTATGGTGTTTGTATCATCATCAGTTAAAAGAAATGCGCTATGGCCACCTGTAACCGCGATAGTTCCTATCGTACCAGTAATATTAGTCTCGTGCACAATTGCGACGGCGGTTGCGTCTAATGTGTTGTCGTAATCTGCAACAACTGAAGAAGCTCCTGAAGTTAAACCTATTACTTCGTTATTTACCGTAAAGTAACTTGTAGGAGAAGCAATCGTTAAAATGTTGGTATATCTAGCAACAACAATACCAGTAGCGGTAATCGGGCTGTTATTTTGTGACACTGTTTCGCCGTCTACAAATGCGTAGGCTGTGTCAACACCTTCAAGCCGTAACTTAATCACGTTAGTAGCAAGAGTTTGAGATAACCCCGATTGAATAACAGTTTCGTCTTCAATAAAACCACCATATACTGGAAGTCCTGCGTCAAGTATCTCTACTTGATAGATATCTCTTTGGTCGAATGTTTCAAAGGAACGGTCGATCGAAGTAATAGCACCGACACCGCCGGCGTTATTACCGACAATGAGTGTATTATTTGCACCAACTACTGAAGTCTCAAAGAATCCACGAATATTTGTAACTGAAACGGTATTCGCAGAAAGACCAGTAATAGTTGCATATGCTCCAGTTGAATCTTGATTGATTACTTCACCAACTTGTAATCCAGTTGATGCCACAGTGGTAGTAAGCTCTAGATCTCCGTCTTTAAACAACGGATCTTTTATGAGTGAAATTTTTCGATAGTCGTTTTCAACAGGAATAGTGCTTCCCTCGTCGCCGACAAATGTCACTGATATCCCAACTTTATTTGCATAAAGCTCATTGAATATATCTCCGCCATGACCGTTCGGAGGAGAGATAATTGCTCGAGCTACAGCAGAAGTCGTTGTTGCGACTGCTGTAGTACCTGTATTTCCAACTACTTCCACTGAAGTAAACGTATAGCCCGATCCACGGTTGATAATTTCGATACTTGATATCGAACCATTATCAGTATTAACTACTGCACGAGCCTTTGCGTTTGAACCATCTCCTCCGATAAAAACACGAGGAGCGATAATAAATGTACTTGTTCTGCTAAGAGTAGTCTTAAATGGATGGTCGATAACGATAGTACGTTCACCACCTGTTGTGAAGTAATCGATAATGGTTCTGATTTCACCATCACCTGGCCCGCTATCGATATAGATCGAGCAGTTCTCGTAAAAACTATCATTCGCTGATAGCGTCATGTCAGAGCTCTCGAGAGTGTAGTAAAGAGGATCACCACCAAGAGCAGAATCTTTGATGTTACCAGTTGCATAACTACGATAAGAAGATCCACCATTTTCTACTACGATGGTGTCAATCGATCCAGGCACCGAATTTGCAGTCACGTCAGCGTTTACAAACACTGGCGCATAATCATTCGTTGCAAACTTTAGCCATTGTGACGGAGTAATAGTATACATGTACTTCCACTGGTATCCATCAGCAGTAACATAGAAGTCGTCATCTGGAGAAGTCTCTGAACGCTTTGGTTGAGAAGTTGAAGCTACTCCACCGTTATTGTTCAAACATTTAAATACGTGATATTCACTTGCTTCTTGTGATATCACATAAAAATCCAAAGACTCAAGGTCTGGAGTCTGAGGGTCATACATATCATAGACAGTACCAGATATCCACTGGATATTTCGAATCATATGCACTACATCTTCGCCAAGTATGTGTTTACCAAAGACTAATTCGTCATACATTTCATAGTGAGCAGCTGATACGCTATTCACCGGGCTTGGCGGAAGTGAGTCATTTGGGAAACGTGTACTTCTATGCGCACCAAGGTAATAAATGGTGTTCTGTGGTTCTGTTAAAGATTCCACAAACTGTTTAGCAGAATGAGTTCTAAACTTATTAGTAATGAGTTTCATCGATTATCCTTACATCGCTGTCGTTCTGCTGGTCTCAATCATAGTGGTTCCATCTGACACGAATTCAATCACAAAGGTTTTTGCTGTTGTAGCACCAGTCGCTAGTGTTCCAGTCGTCAAGAATCCGGTACCGAAAGTGATCGTATACGAAGTTGTACCACTTGTGACAATGATCACTGAAGCTCTTGATCCTGCAGGGGCTACAGTTGTAGTAAATGTAGCTGTGGCAGTTGGCGTTACTTTGACAACTGTATTTGTCCCAAGTACCATTGCGGTGGTACCGTTTGCATGCGCGGTATATCCACCAGCTACTTGTTGGGTTGCTTTAATGTTACCCGTGACCGTAAGTTTTTCAGTCTGAGTGGTTGCGCCAATAGCAACGTTGCCGAGGAAATGGTTTGGAGCAGTACCGCCAGAATAGAAATTCCACGATGTACCGCCTCCAGTTGCAATAGCGTATTCGGATCTAACGCCCATTGCAATTTTACCAGTTGTAACGTTAGCTGCAGGGATACCTACAGCATAAAATCCATAGTTATTTGTAGCACCGATCAAATTATTTTCACTGAAGAATCCATATTGATTGGTTACTGTGGCTCCGGCACCAATAGTACCCTGTGTTGCGTAGAAATGTCTTAAGTTACCGAGCGTAAATGTAGTGGCGGCGACACTAGGTGCTGTCGTAAACATATTAGCGCCGCCTGTGACAACGCTTTGAACTTCACCGGTGTTGTATATGCCATAAACTACCGTTGCGCCATTCAAATTTTTACCAAGAGCTAGAGTTGCCGAATCAGATCCGGCATATCCAATACCAACACCACCTGCCGGTCGGATCCACACACGAGTATTTGACGCGCCGGCATTCATCGTATTAAACGTCATTTGCCCAGTCTCAGCAGCGTTAGTAGGACTTATAATGCTAGTAAAAATTCCTGCATATTCTCTATCGACGCCGGTAGAACTTTTGCCTCTAAAGATAATATTACCAATTGCATCAGACGCGGCAGGGGATGCACTGTTTCTATAGAATACAATATCAGGCGCCGCAGTAGCACCCGCATCAGTACTAGTCACTATGAGAGCATCTGATGTACCAGATATCGTAAAGGTAAACGAACCATTGCCAACCATGTTCTTAAGTTCAGATGCGGTGATCTGTTTATCGGTGTTAGCACTCACGTCGTAGATGAGGAAAGAATCAGTTGGGGCTACAGCCGTGCCCACAATAGACGTCAATTGGCTAAGAGTTGTGTTTGCCATTATACTGTAGTCTCCTTACGGACAATTAAGTTATCGCCTGATCGTGTTAATAGCACTAATCCTGATTGTGTTACAAGTTGAGTCTCGACCGGCATGGTTTTAGTTATGTTGCTTTCAATAATAGCGATCGGTTTAGATATTGCAGAATTCTTAACCACACTGCCGAACATTCGTGTTCCGGCTACGTGGAATACTTTCTTCAATATGCTTTCATATCTGTTAAGTGATAGACCCGATAACACATCATATGAATATTCTTGATAGTATTTATTGTCGTGAATTTTCTTCTCTGAATTGAGATGAGAAGTAGTTGTTCTCCAATAACCCTGGGTTGTACCTTGGCGTTGAGTCTTTGTCGTAGCAGTAATAATGAACTGGTTACCTTCTCTTTCAAGAACAACCTCACCGTTGTTAACATAGCCGAATCCTGAATCAACTACTTCAAGTCCTGTTGCAACACCAGTTGCAGAAATTGCTTCAGCAGTGATTGTCGCGTTATGTCCGATCGGGAGAGTCGCTTCATCTGCAATTGCTTCTGCTAAGGTAGCTCTTGCACCCGTGACGCTACCCGTGAGTTGAACTCCGTCAGTGAAAGCTATTGCGATAGATTTTCGTTTGAGATAAATTTCTCCTGCGCCAGTGACAGACGAAATATTGAGAGCTCGAATGGTGCCTTTAACCGATACCGAGTTGCCTATTATTTGTGTGATCTCTTCACCGATAGCGAATGATCCATTCGTAACACCTGTAACTCTGAGGATGAGATCTCTTCTGCCATAAGCCGAAACATACTTGTTTCTCACATTGACGAATGGTGAAGCTGTATACTCTGTTCCAGGGTTGATACGTGATAGCAGAGCGATACCGCCGACATCCATTATAACAGTATCTAGTACATCACCAATCAAGTTTCCACTTTCAGCATTTGGATTCTTTGGGAACCCGTATCCAAAGTCCATTTCAACAGCGACAGTTGCATCGATGCCAGCGCCATTGCCAGGAAGCGATAACGTTGGCTCCTGATAATATCCAGAACCAGGTATGTCAACAGTAATAGACGTTATAGCGCCATTTGCGTTACACGTAACAAATGCACCAGCTGGATTCGTAGGAGTACCATTTGCAAAGCCTCCTCCTAAGAACTGAATTCTGTCATTCGTAGTGTATCCAGTTCCACCATCTGTAATATCAACTCCACTCACTAAACCGGTTCCGGAGTTTTGACCATTGATCTGAATCTGGGTGTATGGAACACCTGCGATATTATTTCCGCCGATAATGTCGCTGTATATCGTAACGTTTTCTTCTACATCAGAGAGTGCACCAATCTCAAAAGTGGCACTTTTACCACCAGGAATTCGATTTATCTGCGCCTGAATTTCGATAATAGTGTTATTTGAGTCTCGAGGAGGAGAAAGTAAATCTTCACGCTTTGTGTATACAAAAGAAGTATAGGTGTTTGAATAGAAGAATGGTGATGTATTACCAAACACACCAATCGACGTAGTGTTTTGGCCTATTACGATTCCTTCTACATAAGCAGTATTTGCTAAACTGATGATACCATTTGCGTTATTGTTTGCTTCTAGAAATACTTCAAACGCACCGCCAGCAGCATTTGTATTTACCGTGTAGATTAAGTTGCTCTTATCGCCTTTGATCTTCTTGGTGTTAACAAAATCTCCAAACACCAAGTCGACTATTATTGTATTCGAAGAGTTGTTAACACTTGTTACTTTACCACGAGCTCCGATAAAATCATTTGGAATGGAAACTGAAGTTGGAAGTGCTTCTGCAGAACTCGTTGCGCCGATGAGAACAGTATTCGCTGTCGTACTGAATGTTCCCCAAGAAGGTTCAAGCACAATCGCAGCAGCATTTGATTGTGCTGCCACGTAATTACCAAACGCATAATTTGTTAACACATCAAATTGATTTGCCGTAAATGTAATTGATCCTGCGGTCAGAGGAGTCTTATTGAGTTTGATCTGTGTAGGGCTAAGAATGCTTGAGATACGAGTACCAGATTTAAATGCACCAGTTCCAGCAGTTTTAGTTAGAGGCTGACCGGATAGTAAGTTACTCGTAGAAGCAACAGTTACGGTAGTGCTACCAAGAGTAAGTGTTGAGGTTAGTCCGCTTACAACGACACCATACGTCTCATATACAGATTGCTTTACAGTTTCTCCGTTCGTAAACACACCAGTTAAATTAGTGAAACCGATAATGTTTTTACTCTCTCCGGTAATGGTCTCACCGACAGAATACCCAATATTGTTACTGCTCAGAGTCAGAGCTCTTTGAGAAGCAAACGTGCCAGAGTTAGTTAATATTCTGATAATACCGTTACTTGATGCTGCTGAAGTAATTACGGTATTGGATCCGTCTGTTATGGTGTTTGATGTTGCAACAATGATACCATTCGCAACAAGTGCACCCGCGCTCGTCCTACCAATAATGTACTTTCCGATTAAACTATTCGCAGATAGGATGTCCCCCGCACTTTGAATGTTAATAACTTCTATCGGTTGATATACTTTTTCAAACTGAAGATAGGATTGTGTTGGGTTGTTAACAAACAAGATTGCATCGGAAAGGTAGATATCTGTAAGGCCGTCGGCCGAAAATCCCCATCCACCATCGACAATCTCAAAGTCAACACGTCCGGTCGCGTCAACCGTGTTAGTAACCTTTACGCGGCCTTGCTTACCTTCGCTAGTAACAACGTCGAATACGTCTCCAACAGAGTTATTACGACCACCAAGAATAACTTCAAGCGAGGTCATAGATCCTTTAATTCGAGGAGCTGCAGCAATTACGCCGTTGTCTGTTACTCTTTCACCGGTTATAAAATTTCCGCGCAGGCCGCTTAAATAAAATACATCAAAGATTTTACCTTTGCCTTCACGGCTGTCGGCGTTGGGGTCAGGGTTTGTAGTAATTCTTTTACGAACAATACTCTCAACAAATGCTTTTGCACCAGATTTTACACCGGTAATTTCTTTATTAAGAAACGATGCGTTGCGAGATGAAACTGTTACTTCGAGGTAAGAAGGCTTATACCAGTCTGAATCAGAAGGTTTAAGTACGTCTTCACCTGGATAATATACACTCACTTCTTCTTCGAATAAAAGCTTCATCAAAAGAGATAGAGATTCTTTTGAGCCTTTTGTTCGATAGTAGTTAACGATGTTCTTAATCGCAAACTTCGTATCGGTTTTAAACTTAAACGGAAAATCTGCTAGATACGTCTCCTTAAACGATTTTAAGAAGTCATCCATCGAAGTATCAATATCACGTATATCGAACATCTGACGAGATATTTTAGAAGCATAGCGATTGTCTGATTCTAAAAACTCATAATAAGCTTTTGTGAACGCAATTAGAACTTCGCCTTCTTCGCGGTAAATATCAGGAAATTGCGTCTCAATTAATTGAGAGATGTCCTTAGTGAAATTAACCATATTCATTAGTCATTGACTCCGACAATGTTAACGTTAACATCAGATGTATTTGCGCGGATGGAAAGAATGCGAGACTTTGGAGCAGTAATTGTTTGTGCGACCGTACGGCCAAACAATTTAATCTCAGAGCCAATGTAAGAGCTTACGTTTAGATTGCGGATAACAACACGACCTGTGGCATAATCTACGCTACCAATATTTCCGTTAACGACAACGAATGATTCACCTTGTAGACGAATAATCGTTAACACTCCTAATCCGTCATCTTTAATAAGGCAAGACTGTCCACGGAACGTAAATGTAGAAGATCGAATTGCTGGCTTATGTGTAGCGTATGTTTCACCAGGTACAACGCGCTGATCTCGAACTAACTCGTTACCAAAAGACACGTCAAAGTTGTTTGCAATATTGAGTGCCGGATTCAAAGGAATGATTGGTAGCACTTCAATGTCGTTTGAAATGATATTCGGATCTGATGCGTCAATCGCAGAAGAAAGATTTGATTGCTTAAAGCGGATCTTAAAGTCATTCAAATACGTGTCACTATAATTCTGAAGAGCGGTAGTCACCTTTGAACGAATATCAGATTCACCGAGAGCTGTCGTTTTAGTGTTAAAGTATACGGTAGTGTTCACAGACAAGTACATAAATTCTGGTGATATCACTAATGGTTCGATACTCACCGGAGAACGCTCTCGAAGGAATGCTGCGTATGTGCGTTTATTGTTCTCAGAAACGCCATCAGCGTCTTGTACGTCAACTGCAATTACTACGCGACCGTATCTCGGAGGATTCAATTCTTCGCCGCCGTAAACCGAAACGGCTTGAATTTCTGGATAACGAGTCTTGAGAAGTATTTCATAATCTGACGCCGTAACGGCTCTGTCTTGAACTTGAATAGAGCGAGGTGCGTAGTACTTAATTGACTCGATCGACTCTCTTTCAGCGCCACCTTCCGATGCTACTGCAAGTGTTACGTTTGTTGGATACCCACTAATATTTGTTGGTAGAGCAAAACTTGTGATACCATTTGCTTCTTCGCCGTTTGTAACCATGTACTCGACGTTGATCACATTTCCTGCAATTGGTTGTGCACCAAACTTATCTTGACCGAATACAATTTCATATTTGTTATCTTCAGCAGCTTGGAGATAAAATGCCTTAGCCGTTGGCTCGACACCAAAAATAGAATTTCTTAAAACATATTCATCAGAAGTTGTCGCAGCTGCATTCGCTTTGATGTATACTTTCACAACGCCAGTATTAATGCCGTCATTCGATAGAATGAATCTTTCATTTGTATCACCTAAAACCTCGAACGATTCGGTGACCCAAGAACCTTCAATGATTTCGAGATTAGTATACGTATATGCGTTGTTGAGAGGATATATTGTTACAGCGCTAGTATTGTAGAACGTAAATGTTTTCGATCCGCACTGTGCATTGAACTTTGTCTTTGATGGAATAGTGACAAACGCTGGACTATCGTTAACACTCAACGCAAGATTTACTCGAGCTCTTGCCCCAGTACGCGACCGTGGAATGTAGTTAAGGCCTTTTGCATGAGACACAACCGACTCTCGCAATTGAGCTGAGTCAAGAAACATCTCGTTGATAGCCATGTTCGCATAGAAGTTATTATGAAAAGTGTTATATGCAAGAACATCAAGAAAGACATTCATGTTTGAGCCTTCGAAGTTGTAGTCCTTAAAGCGGTCCTGACCTTGCAAAAAGGTTTTCAGATTATCTTTGATCTGAGAAAAATCTAATTCAGTAATAGATGTTTGGACTGCCATTATCTTACCCTATCGAGTGTGAGTGTGAGAACTACTGGTTCTTCTCTATTTATTATATTAAACGTGATTATGATTCCGATATCATTCGAATCAAGTGAAGCTAATACGTCGATTCCAATTATACTGCATCTTGGTTCGTAGTTTTCGATAGTAGTACGAATCAATTCTTTTGCAATAATAATCGTATCTGCCGAAACATTTTCAAATAGTAACTGGCGGATATCGCATCCAATATCTGGTTGAAATAACCTTTCACCTCTATTCGTAAGAACTAAATTACGAACCGATTCTTTTACAGAGTTCTCATCGATCTTACGAGCAAGATCGGCGTTAACAAGACTTTGAGTCATGTCTTTAAAGAAGTCAGAATATGTTTCCGTTCTTCGTGAGATTGGTGTAATTGCCATGACTCTATCCTTTATTCAGTATTTATTGCGCGTTACTTGGTGCCATCGCTGGACCCTGTAATCTCGCAAGCTCTTGTTCTGTAAATCTTGGATTTGCACCAGATACATGGTCTTTAATTGCTGCAGCAATAAGTTGTGGATTACCGCCACCCCAAGTACGAATGTCTCCAAAATCAATGTGTGTAAATTTAGTATTGCTATTTGGGTAATGGCCGATACCGCCAATACCTTCACGACTTGCTAACTTTATAAGAAATGCTCTTTCTTCAGCTGTTAAATTCGCACCAGAAATATCGAGAGCCATACCTCTCATATGTAAGCTATTCTTTGCAACACCACTTGTTTGAGTAGCTAGCTCAGCGTTCTTTTCTGGAGAACGATAAGCGCTATTAATTGTAAGAGGTTTACCGATTGCTTTTGCTATTCTAAACGCAATCACATAAAGCATTGGATGGTGGTTAATAACATAAGTCCAACCGCCTCGACCAGACTTTTGATCAGAAACAGGATTAGCAGCGTGTGTAATTGTAACATCCCCAATGCTCACACTTCCACTTGTAGAATTGAATAGCTGAGTTAAGAATGTACGTTCATCGCTGCTTATTGCAGGATCACGAAGCTTGCCATTTCTCTGTGCAGCTTCTTCAGTAACAAGGCGTGGAGTTTCAGGAGCCATTCGTGGCAAACCAGCTTCAACCGATTTTGCAACACGCTCATTCGACATTTGTTTAATACCAAACTCTGCTACAACGAAGGTGTTAAACATAGCTTTGAGCGAATCAAGCGGTGATTGCATGAATGATGTAATACTATCTGAAAGCTGGCAAATCACCATCAAAAGATGAGCCATCGCTTCAGGAGTTAATTCTTCGAATTGCCCAGCAAGTTTTGCAATGATTTCTTCAATCTTGTCTTTGATTGATTGTATACTTAAATCTGATAAGAATTGCTTTACTCTTTCGACTCTCTTCATAAATCTACCAAAAGCCGCTTGTATTTTAAAAGCGTAAGCTTTAATCTGGTCGACAAAGTTATTGATCATTGAAAGTATTCTATCTTTCAATTCGTCAACCATTTCTTGAAGCATTGCTTTCCAGCCGTTTAATCTAGCGATAATACCCGCAAGAGAAAAGTTTTTCAGTTCATTGATAAGCTTAGCACCGGCTGATAAGAAGCCGATAATCTGAGCTAGCTTATTTACTAAAACGGCACAGCTATTACCGGTAGCTCTTTTCGCAAAGTTTGGGTCTAGGTAATATTCTAATAGATCGTATGTGGTCGTTACTTGCGGAGAAGGAAGCGGTAGTACGCTTATTCCATAGATATCGTTATCTGTATACCCGGCCCACTCGACAAAACCTGCAAAATCTCTTGGAGTTAATGGCTCCACTAATTGACGAGTAGTGATAATAGTGTAACTCGGAGGAAGCTTAATCATTAAGTTGTTAAGCGAAGAAGATATGAGAGAAACATTGTGTCTTGCTAATGCGTCGCCATCGTACGCAATTCTCTGGTCAACACTCAGAACACGCTGCAAAGCTTGATCAGGTGTAAGTATTCTTGGAGAAAACTTAGAGCCTATGGAATCGAATGTATTACAGGACATTTACTTTTCCTTTAGTTTGCGTCATCGACATCTGTGGCGGATATGCCACCTGCCGAGTATGTAACTGATTGTTGAGAATCCACGACGTAAGCAGGAGGGGCGCCGAGTGCACTCTTATTCGCTGCTTTTGCTTCGGCTGCAGATTCAGCAGACACCGACTTACCAGGAGAGTTAAGATCGATTGTTGAGCCGACAACGACGATAGGTGAACCACCGCCACTTAGTCCAAGACCTTTACCCTGAATATTCATAGCATCCGAACTTAAGATATCAGCGTTCTTACTTCCAACCTTGAGTGCTTCAGCAGTCTTAATATCCATGCTCTTATTCTGCATGAACATTCCTTCACCACTCTTGACGTGCATCTCAGTAAGGCTTTCGATTGAAAGCTTTCCTTCGGCATAAAGATCAATCGTATCTACTTTTGCTGTCATTGCAATTCGAGTTGTCGCGAGATCAATACCATTACCTGAATTCAGATTAATCGCACCACCTGCTAATAGGTTGATGTCTTGGCCAGAGATAAGATCTATACTCGACGCGCTGTTGATTACAGTTTTACCGCCAGATACGCCAATCGTATAGCCAGCTTTGTACATACCTTCTTTTGCACCATCAAAGACTTCGATCGAGTTTTCGTCCGAAGTAAGTACGATGTCACCAGCAGAACTAATCGTGATTGACCCGTCTTGTGCGATTGTGATGCGGCTTCCGGATTGATGAATGATGTTAAAAAACTCTGAGTTAGGTCCACCGCCGATCTCTAAATAACTACCGCCATATCTCGCGTGCCATACAACCCCGCTTGTTGAGCCAGAGAATGGAACACCGGGTTCGCTCCACGTGTTCCCAGAAGGCATAACAATATCTTTCTTAGCCATACCTACAGCATTCAAGTAGGGCGTACGCTCTAGGCCTTCTCCGTTCATCTGCGCAGGAACTGTTGTTCTACCGTAGTTGTTAAGCGTGGCGCTGTTTCCAGGTTGAATTATTGGATTTGCATCTTCTGCTATATTATACGTTGCCATAATATATCTCCGTTATTGAGCGTTTGAGCATTGCGCGATCTGAGCTTCGTAAGACGTGACCAGAGCAGCATTTCCGCCACCATTAATGTATCGTTCTTGAATATCTTCTCTTGGGTTTTCAAAGTACCGAGTGAAGTAGTTAGCAGCTTCTGTAGCAGTAGCAAACGATCTATTCGCAAACTTAACACCTTCAGGATCACTATTGATTGCATACCGGACTTGACCAGTTGGATTTGTTTGCCAATCTGGAACTGCTGCAAGAAATGCTTCTTTTCGTGATGGGAATGTATATTGGAACAATCCAATTCCTCCACCACCGCCAACTTGAAATAC